TCACTGGGTTCAGATTCCCTTCTCTCAAAAAGAGATGCCACTTGTTATTGATATTGGTCATACTGAAACTTTTGCTGATGTTCTGATTGCTGCAGAAGAACTTTACAAGTTTTGTAAAGAAGAATTGAAAGATACTGAAGAAGAAATCGAGTCTGCCAACAGTAACTCTCAGGATGGTCAATCATCAACCTCCTCTTCTGCTTCTGGCGATAGTGAGTCTGAAAGTGATAATGAAAGTGAAACTCAAATCAGCAATGCCTCTTCGCAGAAAAAAGAGACTGATGAGCAAGAACCTGAGGTGACCACTGACCAGATGTTTGAAGAGAACGTCAAGAATCTCAATGGCAATATGGAGGGTTTTGAAAATCGCTATTGTCAGGTTCCTGATGTAGATATTGATTATCACGTCATTTCAAACTCTGAGGTCCATAAGACTATTGGTCAAAGTTGGTCTGAACAACTAACGCCTCTTTTCTATGAGCGACCCACTGGCGAAAAGGTAGAGTATCGTGCTGACTTCTCTGCTGCTGATCGTGCATACGCAGAGTTCAAGAATGGTTCTTCAAAAGAAGTCAATTATCTTGTCAAAGAGTTTGAGATGAAGAAGTCTGCTGATGCATATGCCCGTGCCGCAGAAAGTAAGACTGGCACCCTAGACTGCGCCAAACTACACACCTACAAATATAATGAAGATCTCTTCAAGAAAGTGACTGTCATTTCTGATGGCAAGAGTCACGGTCTCATCTTTATTCTTGATTGGTCTGGTTCAATGGGTGAATGTCTGCTCGATACAGTCAAGCAACTCTATAACTTAATTTGGTTCTGCAGAAAGGTCAGTATCCCCTTCGATGTGTATGCATTCACTCACTGCTACCCCAAAGAAGAGAAGGAGTTGAATAAATCTGAGAATGATCTAATTGTTGACAAAGACTTCTCTCTGATGCATTTCTTCACCAGTAAGACAAGCAAGAAAGATGTTGACACTCAACTCTTGAATATTTGGCGAATTGCATATGCATTTACCAACTTCATCAGTTATCACATTCCCAATCAACTACAACTGTCTGGCACTCCTCTAAACGAATCTTTGATCTGCCTTTACAAATTGATTCCCGCATTTAAAAAGCAGCATAACCTTCAAAAAGTTCAGTGTGTGATTTTGACTGATGGTGAAGCAGCCCCTCTATCTTCTTATAGGTATTACAGGAGTTACTACAACGGTGATGATGTGTTGGGTGCACGTGGTTTGGGTGCCAATTCATACCTGCGCAATCGCAAGACTGGTAACGTTACCTATCTTGCCCCTGAGTATTGGAAGTTTACTGAGGCTCTTTTGAATGACTTGAAGGCAACCTTCCCAGATACAAACTTCATTGGCATTCGTCTTCTTGCTAGCAGAGACTTTAGTTACTTCATTCGTAAGTATGAATTCTTGTCTGATGATGCTCTCAAGAAGTATCGTAAAGAGAAGTCCTACTTCATCAAAAACTCTGGGTATGATTCTTACTTGGCGGTGATGATCAATTCTCTTTCTAACAAAACTGAATTTGAAGTTGATGATAATGCAACTAAATCAAAGATCAAATCTGCATTTGCTAAATCTTTGAAGGCAAAATCTCTAAATAAAAAAGTATTGAGTCATTTTGTTGATCTGGTCTCTTGACCACATTTCAAACTGTCTGAGGGGGGTCGCACAGCACCCCTTTTTGTTGTATAATTAACCTGTTGAACAAAAAAACTGCATTTGATTATGGCATTGTCTGCTGAATATGTTGTCTCTTCTCTCCAGGCACTTTATGGAGATGTAGTCACCTCTGGTGATGTTCGTGCCTGGTGCGCAATGAGTGGCAATAACTATCAAACTGTAACTCGCAAGATTGAAAAATATAAGACTGGTCGTGGTAAGTGGAATCTGACCATTCAAGAGGCGCAAGATCAACTAGAAAAAACCTATCAGGCACCTGCTGCAATGCCTGCCATTGAACAGAATCTTATCCCAGCAAAAGATGATGTCTTCGTCAAGTTTGGTAATTTTGACGACATTCGCAAGATTATTAAGTCCCGTCTCTTCTATCCATCGTTTATTACGGGTCTTTCGGGCAACGGTAAAACGTTCTGTGTGGAACAGGCTTGTGCTCAACTAAATAGGGAGTTGATTCGCGTCAATATCACCATTGAGACTGACGAGGATGATCTTATTGGTGGGTTTCGTCTTGTTAATGGCGAAACTGTCTGGCACAATGGACCCGTCGTGGAGGCTCTTCAACGTGGAGCAGTGTTGCTTTTAGACGAGGTTGACCTGGCATCTAACAAGATTCTTTGCCTACAATCTATCCTGGAGGGCAAAGGTGTCTTCTTGAAGAAGACTGGTGAGTATGTTCACCCTACTCCTGGTTTCAACGTGATTGCCACTGCCAACACCAAAGGCAAAGGTTCTGATGACGGACGTTTCATTGGCACCAATGTTCTGAATGAAGCATTCCTTGAGCGCTTCTGTGTAACATTTGAGCAGGCATACCCTGACGCCAAACTAGAGCAGAAGATTCTTGTCAATGTTGCTAAGCAAGTCAACGTTGCAGATACTGCCTTCTGCAAGCATCTGTGTGACTGGGCAGACATCATTCGTAAGACCTTCTACGATGGTGGCATTGATGAGGTGATTAGCACCCGCCGCCTGGTTCACATTATCCGCGCCTACAGTATCTTTACTGACAAGGCAAAAGCAATTCAAGTTTGCATCAATCGCTTTGACGATGAAACTAAAGCAGCATTCTTGGAACTCTATGATAAAGTTGACGGTGACTTCGACTACACCGCTAGCGGTGAAAAGATGCCTAACGACTCACTGTCTCTTGGTACATTCGGAAATAACCCTTGACCAAGAGAGGTCATTCTGATATAATAACTCTGTGGTTTTATTATATGTTGTGATGAATGACACGGACTTCATCAGTGCAAATGGGAGATTTGAATATACACCACTCCCCCAAGAGTATCTGGATTCGATGTATCCAGACATTGCAGATGATGCTAAAGAACCAATTGTTGTGAATGAATTCAAACTGACGATGAATAATGAAAATGGGTTCTGGAAGTATGAAGAGGACCTGACTCTGAAGGAGATTCGGGACTACCTCTCTGGCACCTATCGTGCCCACTATACTTCTCAAGAATCAAAGACTCAGACGCTTGATCTGATTGAGAGTATCGGAGATGCAGAAGCATTCTGCCGTTCTAATGCAATCAAGTATCTGTCTCGCTTTGGTAAGAAGAATGGCAAATCTAAACTTGACATTCTGAAAGCAATTCACTATTGTGTATTGCTGTATCACTTCGCTGGTCTCCACAAACCCTCCACTGATAATTATGAAACTTTCTGATAAAACTGTTAACATTCTGAAGAACTTCTCTTCTATCAATCAATCTATTCTCTTCAAAGAGGGCAAGAAACTTCGCACCATCAGTGTGATGAAAAACATCCTGGCAGAGGCAACTGTCGATGAGGAGTTTCCGAAAGACTTTGGCATTTATGATCTGAACCAGTTTCTGAATGGTCTGGGTCTTCATCACAGTCCTGATCTTGACTTTGACAATGACAGTTATGTAGTCATCAAAGAGGGGCGTATGCGTTCCAAATATTTCTTTGCTGATCAGAATGTGATTGTCACCCCACCTGACAAGGATATTTCTCTGCCCAGTGAAGATGTCTGCTTCGAACTGGACACCAATCAACTGGATAAGTTGATGAAGGCAGCAGCAGTGTATCAACTGCCTGATATCTCTGCTATTGGTGAGAATGGTGTTGTGAAACTTGTTGTTCGTGACAAGAAGAATGATACCTCTAACGACTTCTCTATTGTCGTTGGTGAAACCAATTCTGAATTCACCTTTAACTTCAAGGTTGAGAATATCAAGATTATCCCTGGCACCTATGAGGTTGTAGTTTCCCAGAAATTACTTGCCAGTTTCAGTAACAAAGGTCTTGACCTGACCTACTGGATTGCCCTTGAACCTGATTCTACTTTTGGGTGATGAGACACATCCTTTTTACATTAAAGGGTTGCTCTGAAAGTCTTCTTGATGATGAGGTACATATACGCA